CGCTTGCCCTGCATCAGCTTGACGGCCGCGACCGATTCGAGCAGCGACATTCCGTACTCCTCCTACCGGGTCGATCAGGTAGTGGCGTCCACCATCCGGGTCGTCGGCGTGGCGTCATTGAAGTTGGCGTTGTCTCCCGTCTCGTCCCAGTTGAGCTTCTGGTACTGGATGAACGGGACGAAATCGCCCGCCGTGCCCATCGCCGTCGTGACCTGCATGTGGACGATGTCGCCTGGCTTCACGAGGACCTCGTCAGCCGCGGCCGGCTCAGTGAAGTGAATCGCTCCGACTTCGTCAGCGACGACCGTGATAGTGGTCGTTCCGGCGGCGTCTTCGCGGGTCGCCGTGCCATCGGCGGCGTGCCGGGACACATCGAGCGCGAGAACGGCAGAGGTGCCCGTGATCTCTACGGTTACGATAACACCCCAGCGAATGATCCTGATGGGCGTCGAGGCCCGGAAATCCAGCGCGTCCGCTGCTGATGTGGCGTCGTGCTCGGCGTCCAAGAACTCGAGATTGTCACCAACTCGCATTTTGCTTCTCCTCCCAGCCCCGCAGGGCCGATCATCAGGTGCGTTTACTGCAGCCGGCGACTCTTACGCTACTGCGCCGTCGCTCACGAGGATGCAACGCGCTGACGCCGCTACCTCCCATGTGAGCCCTGCTTCGATTGTCCCCACCCAACCAATCTGCCGCTTCCGGCCGAGGTCCGTGGAGAGTCCTGCACGCAGCTCCGGGTCCGAGACGGTTGCGAAGAACCCCGCATCTGCCCCGAAGAACAGCGCCTCGCCGCAGACTCCCGCGGTTCCAACGTCGTCATCGAGTGCGCTCGCGTGGTTCGTCTCGTAGAGCTGGAAGCCCTCGATATCTCGGAGCATCCCGTCCATGAACGGGCCCGAGCCGGTCGGTGCCTGCCAGTCTTTGAATTCCGGGTCGTTCTTGATTCCGCGCGCCGCGCGAGTCGAGAGAACCCCGATGTAGCGCCCGTTGCGGAATTTCGGGCACTTGAGCGTCTGCCGGAGGTAGTCATGGAGCTGCCGGAGGTGGGCGACCGTGAGATTGGAGACGGTAGTAGCGGTCAGGTCGCCGTCAGTCTCGATTGTCAACGCCGCCCCCGATGTGGCAGCAGCGACGATCGGGGTCGTCTTGAGGGCGTCCGCGCACATCTTGTCCATCGTGAGCGCCATCTGGTCCCGGAGCATCCGCTGTTGCTTGTTCCGGATGTCGAAGTGAGAGAGATCCTCTTCGAACGAGGTCAGCTCGATCGCGAATCCCCACTCGGAAACCGCCTTCGAGGTGGTCTGGATCGCGGCCCGCCCGGTGGGCAGGTTGTCGAGCTCGCCGACCTTGCCGGCCAGCGGGAGCTGAAGAACGCGGGTGATCGTGACCGATGCGCCCTTGCCCTTCCCGTAGCCCCTCTCTGTTTCGAGGAATTGCGCGAATAGCGCGTCAGCCGCGGCCTGCTCTCTGATCTGAGAGCTGAGAGCGTGATTTTTGTATACGCCTGTAGGCGCGTCGAATACCCATGACATTTTCGGTCACTCCTCTTAGAAAAGGTCGGACTTCGCCTGTCGGTCCCTCATCACATCGAAAAGGGACTTGATGACGACTCCGTCTTCTTCACTAGGGGGAGGTGAACCTGTATTGACGCCCTGGCTACCGCCAGAGAGCCCGATCGCGCGACCTTCGCCAGGAACACCGTCCTGGTCCTCGTCGCCGGTCGGGAGATCATCTACCGCTGCGGCGGCGGCTTCGACGAGCTCCTTGGTCTTCTTCAGCACAGCATTGTCGAGCATGGTCGTATCAGCCGGGAGCTCATTGAGGCCGAGCTCGAGCGCGGACTGATGGTAGAAGTTGAATACGTGCTCGCGGAGGCTGCGGTATTTCGGGTTCGCGGTGAGGAAGGCGTCGATAATCTCTTTCGAGCGCGCTTGCGAATCCGCCTTTGCCTTCACGGTGGCGACGTGCTGCTCGTTCTTCCAGTTGTCGTAGGTGCGGGTCGCGTCTGACCAGACGCGGAAGGCTGCGGGGTCCTTGGCGGGGTCGGGCATATCGCCCGGCTCGGACGGTCCCTGGGGTGCGGGTTCTTGGGAAGGGGGCCTTACGGTGCTGCGAAGGGCCGCGTGCGCGTCGCGAGCCTCTTGCTCTGCGCGCTCTGCTCTGGCGCGAAGCTCGTCCTCTTCGGTGGGCTTCGGCGCAGGCTTGGCAGGGGCCTTCGGGGGCGTCCCGATGGTCCCACCGATCTCGCCGATACCCGGATATTCCGCGGAGCTCATTACCTCCCGTGTACCGCAACATTTTGCGGCACGTCAACAAGGCTAGAGCAAATAAATCGCCACCTAAGCCGTATCTTCGCGGCCTGGCTCGGCTTCTTGCAGCCCCAAATCGAGCCTACTAGAGGACACTATTCCGTCCTTCTGGACCCTTTTGAGCCCCTCAACGAGCTTATAGATGGCCCTCAATTCGATCCATGCTTGCGCCGCCTTCAAGGGGTCGAGGGGCTCCGGGGAGTCTATCTTGGCGAAAATATCGCGTCTGATCCCCCTCTCCTGCCGCCCAACGAGTTCCGTTTCGGCGAACTCCGCGAGCTGCGATGCGGCGGCGCCTCGGAGTACCTTTTCGTGGTGAACGGCCTGCTCGGCGATATCGGCCTTGCCTCTCTTGCGGTGGGCATACTGTCTCATGCTGGAATCCTCTGTTGCGGAGAGCCTCCGCGGCTACCCGATCCGGTCGGTCCCTCCGAAGGCCTGCCTCCGCCACCACCACCCTCGAGTCGGGCTGCGGCGGCGGCCTGAGCTTTGTTCTGCGCATCCTGGAGCTTCTCCTTGTCGGTCTTCGAAAGCGATCGCTCGTCGATGTCGAAGTGGATGAGGAGCTGCTTCACGAGAGCATTGATCGAGAATTCCTCCGTGAACTTCGCGGCGAGAATTTCGCTTTGGCCGAGAATCTGAAGGAAATTCGTCAATCCCTGCAGCCGCTTGCCACGGTCCATTGCCGATGAGATGCCGGTCGCTACGAAGCTGTAGCGCTTGTTCGCGAAGTTTCGCTTGTTCTCGGCGAGCATCGCGGTCATCTCGGGTCCGAGCGCGTCTGTGAGGGTTGGGTTCGATTCCGCGTCGAAGTGCTGCAGCCCGGTCATCAGCGTGAGCTCGAGAATTGGCGCGAGGAACTTCGCCTCGATGTCCTTCGCCATTCCCATCGTGAGCACAGAGGATCCCCGCTCGCTGCCCTCGATCTCGCGTGCGGTGATATCGCCCTTCGGCGGCACCTGGCCGAGCGAGAGCTCATTGGTAGAGGCCCCTTCGCGGAGCTCTGCCTTGAGGGCCTGCCAGACCGCCATCCCCTGTGCGTCCACGCCGCCCATCTCGATTTTTTCGATAAAGGGCTTGCCCGGAGGCCAATCGGCCTCGGCCTGGACGGCGAGTCCCGGATAGATCCCCTCGGTCACTTCACTCGGATCGGCGAGCGCGTCGCTCCAAATCATGTGCGCGCCGATGTTGCTCGCGAATACGCCGTCGAGGACGAGATTCGTCACCTCCGTAAATGTCGCCGCGAGCGCCCGAAACACCTCCACCCAGGAGCGGCCCCAGAGCGAAAACGGGACATCGATCGTGGGCGTCATCACGATCCAGTCCTTTCCGTGCCAGTTGGGGTTGTCTTCTGGGCCGCGGAGAATTTCGCGCTGGTTGCCGACGACGACGAGCTGGTTTTGCGCGATGAGCTTCCCGTCGCGATCAATCAGCGTGCAGAGGTACTCGTCGATCATCACTGGCTTTCGCCTAGAGCTGCCCTCTCCAGCCTCAGAGCCACCTGAGATTTTCTCGCGATCGGCCTTGGCCTCGGAGTCGCAATGTGCCTGAAGGCGCTGCAGGGCCTTGCTGTCGTAGAGCGCCTTCCCATTGGAGTCCGTCTGCTTCTTCATCAGCTCGAGCTGGTAGAAGTCAACTTCTTTGCGGCGAATCCGGTAGAGGCCCCGGCCGGTCGGGTCGTAGAAGAGCTCGAAGGCGTTGACGGGATCGATATTGACGAATTTCGAAATCGGGTCATACGTGACCGACGCTGCGATGACGGTCATCGCTCCGGCCTTGATCGCGCTAGAGAATGTCGTATCGAATCCAATCCGCTGCCCGCTCGCGTTGGTTGTGCAGTGGTCGAGATGGAGCTTCGTGAATTCCCGCATCATCCGGTCGCGCTCGCGGGTCGGGTCGGTCGGGTCGTGAATGTCGAACCACTCCGGCTGAGAGAGCAGGGCCAGGCGCATCGACGCGGTGTGCCGGTCGACGAAATTCGCCACCTCAGGCATGTGCTCGTCGGCCTGCCACTCCGCTTTGTCCGCGCTGTCGTTCCGGCCCCAGTAGGCGTCCCAATTCGCGCGCCAGTTGTATTCGCGCGCTTCGGTTCCGCTCTGTCGCGCCTCTTCGGCCTCAGAGAAGTAATCCTGCATCAGCAGCAGGAGCTCGGGTGTCGGCATCTTCTTCTTGCGCCGGTTGCGCTTTTTCTTGCCGGTGACGAGCTCCTCTTCGCTCTCTGCGTACTCGACGCCTCCCGCGGGCAGTGCCGGGCTCATTGCGGTCATCGTCTACCTCCAGTACCGGGCATAATCGCCCCGTGATCGGGCATCTTCGCGGGGGGTGGCACTGCGGTGTCTTCTCCGATGCCAAGCGGGTTATAGATAGGCTGCTTCGAGTGGCCGAAATAGCGAGGCTTGCGGATCGAGATTGCTCCGCCGATTCCGCGCGACTTGCGTTGTCCGGCCGGGAAGAGAATGGCTGCGGCGTAGCCAAACGCATCGCCAGGGTGCGAGTTGATATCCTTGCGGGCTTGCGTGGAGATCATCCCGTTATTGTGCTTCTGGTAGTGCCACCCGCCGCGTAGCGCCTGCCAGAGGGGCTTCGCGCGCTTCTCGTCGATCTGCACCAGGCCCGTCCCGTTACGGAGCAGGCCTAACGCACGCTTCGCGGAATCGCGCCGCTCTCCCCACTCGCGGGGCCCCGGATACCAGCGCCCGCCGAGCTGGTCCTTGATGACCTTGACGGCGGTAATCTCGATCGACGCATCCGAGCGTTGCTTGCCCTGCGGGTCGCCGTAGTGCGAGATCGGGAGCCCCTTGAATCGCTCCTCGATTCGGCCCTTGATGATGTCCTCGATGAGCTCGAGCGTGCCGATTCCGTCGCCGACATAGGCCTCGAGGAAATTCCAATTCGTCATCGGAGTGATCTGCGAGATCAGACACGTCGGGTTGTGGCCGAAGTCCCAGCAGCAATAGAGTTGACTGTCGAGCACGTTAAGCGACGGTTTTACATGAATCGACCTGTTAAACTCAGGAGTGACGGGCTCGCCGGGTTGCTGGAACCCGAACTCACCTTCTGCGAAACGCGCCTTCAGGTCCGGGCGTCCCGCTTCGTCATAGCGGTTCGCCATCGTCTCGTAGTAGCCGTCGGGAAGGTTCTTGAGATTCTCCGGCCTAACAGTTTGAAAGAAGTTGAAGCCGCGCGTCTGTAGCTCAGGGAGCTTGATATTGGGGTCGCCCTTGTAGCCGGGCTCGACGAAACGCCGATGTGTCCAGTGTCCCTCATCCGGGTTGTTCTCGGCGAGCTTGACGCCATACCACTTCATCCCAGGCTGCCGCAGTCGAGTCATCGCGGCGTCGAAGATGAATTCCGAGATCCCGCCCTGTCCGGCAGCGGGAGCGGGTTCGTCGAGGCAGACGCCCGCGAGCTCACGGGATTGCAGCTTGGCGGCGTCCTGCTCAACGTCCATTCCGAGCCAGTAGATCTTTCCGGAGAGGCCCTCGCAATTCCACGTCCAGGTCTTCGTCGACTTCACGAAATTCCCGGCGACTCCATCCGGAAACCAGCGCAGGAACTCCTCGAGTGTCGTATCCCTGAGATTCTCCCATGTGTCGCGGATGACGGCCCACTTCGCGCCGGGGTTGTTGATGGTATGGTACCAAATGCACCAAGCAATCGCGGCGCTCTTGCCTTCGCCCATGCGACACGCAAACAGGTCGGCCTCGGCCTTCGAGGTAATGAAGGCCTGCTGCATCGGGTTCGCGATGAATTTGATCTCGTTGCTCACTTCTTTTTCTTGGCCTTCCTGGCCTTTGCCCGAGCTGCTCGTTTGCGGATCTCTTCCGCAACATAGTCGTCGGGGTCGTTCATGTTCCGAATTTTCGACCCCTTTCGTAGCTGGAACGCGCCAGGGCGACTAGCGGGATTCTTCTTCTTTGCTGCCATTACGGATCTCCTCTTACGGGGGGCGTGTCGGCGTAAGCGTCGTGGATCTCTCCGCCGGCCTTGTCAATCGCAGCGGAGAGGACATCCTCCTCCTCGTTGATCTCGACCAGGCGGGCTTGCGCGGCGGCAACCGCGCGGTTGAGCTTGATCGCCTCGTCTTGGAGTCGGCGCCTCAGGCGCTTCGCGGTGGAGAACTCCCGCGCCGCGTCTCCGGTCGCGATCAGCCTACGAGTCCGGTCAGTTGCCATAATCCCTCCCGCAGCCGATGAGGTCGGCCCATTTTCGCTGGTCCTTGTAAATGCGGCCCATCCGGGCATAGAGCCGGTCGAAGCGCTCGGGGATGAATTTGTCGATCCGCTTTTTGCGGACCTGGAGGAGGTCGAGCTCGG